GATCAACCGCGCCACGATCCAACGCGGCGACGATGTTCGTCGCCGCCTGCTTCGGGATCTTCAACACCTCAGTCACGTAGGACACCACGGCATCACGCTGATCAAGCGTCGCCAACCGCATGTCGCGAAGCGCCTGCTCCTTCTCGGCGTCCGTCGACGCAGAGTTGGCCATGACGGCGTTCGTCTCGACAACCTTCGCCCGCAGATCGTCGAACGCCTGCGCCAACTCCAACGCGTCCCGCTCCGGATTGGAGTCGAACAGTGCGTCATACGCCTGCTTGGTGCGCTTCAACGCCGCCGCAGTGTCAGTGAGGCCGGGGATTCCCTCGGTGCGCAACGTCTCAGCGAACGCCTCCGATGCCTGATCGGTGGCGTCGATCGACACGCCGGCTTCGTCCATGCCTGCGACGATCCGCTCGGCGACACCGGCGAACCCGAGCGCGTCACCACCGGCCGACTGCATCGTGAAACGCATCATGTCCGCCGCACGCGCCGCAGAGTTGAACGCCACCTCCGCAGCGTTCATGCCGCCGGGCACGTCCTCGCCCATCACATCCGACGCCTGCGTGGCCACCGCGGCCAGGTCGGCGAGGATCGGCACCAACGCACTGCCGACCATCAGCGACGCATCCTCGGCCTTGCCGCGCAACTCGTCCAACGTGTCACGCAACTCGCGGGCCTGGCGGATCTCGGCCTCGTCGATGATCTTCGCCCGCGACACCGAGTTGAGCGCCTTGCGGAGCTCGGCGGCGTCCATCGACATCATCTCGGACACGTCGGCCCATGAGCGGCCGAACGCCTGTTGCGCCTTCTGTGTGCGTTCCGTCGGGTCCTTGATCGCGCCGATCGTCGTCGCCAACCGAATGAACGACTCGGACGCGTCGACCGTCCCGTCTTTCGCCCGCACGATCTGAGCCTCGAACTCGGAGAGCTTGCCGTCGGCGATCGCCTTGTTCATTCGCATGAACGCCGTTTCGACCGACTTGGTTTCGAGCCCGAGGTCGCCCGCCACTTCCACCCACCGCGACGCATCCTCGGCCGCTACGCCGGTCACATCCGAGAAGCGGGCCACCTCAAGCCAAGTTCTGAAAGTTGGCGATGCCCTTGACCGCGAACGCGGCGATCGCCGTCCCCGCGGCGGTCGCCATCTCGACCGCGTGACCCTTCACGAACTGGAACGCACCGGCCCCCGCGACCTTCAGTTTGCCGGTGGCAGTGTCAGCCGCCTTCAACTCGGTGCGGAACGACCGCAACGACGACACCGCCTTGTCGGCGGCGACATCGATCACAACCCGGATGCGCTCACCGAACGCCATAGCTCACGCTCCCCGGAACCGGCGACGCAACGCCGCCGACACCTCCGCATCGACCCGTTTCGGGGTCCGATCCTCGATCAACCGTTCCGCATCCGACCACGTGCCCTTGCCCGCCGTCGCACCAACGTTCCGGCCACGCGACCGGCCCCGCCTCGTACCGTTCTTCCGGGTACGCCCGACGAGCACCATGTCGAACGACCCGCCACCACGACGACCCTCCTCGAGCACCCGCCACGGACCGGCCGCACGCCGGGCGGGGCCGACCTCCACCTCATGATCGGACACCACGTCATATCGGGCCTGGATCTGAATCGGCTTCCGCCTCCACCAGCCCGACATCGACAAGTCACCGAGATCGCCGCGCACGGCCTCGTCGGCATCCTCCTTCGCGGCCTGCCCCAACTTGCCCAACGCCTCCGACAGGGTGCGCCCGGCGAGATCGTCGGCGAACTTGTCGAACTTGGCGGCGACCGTCACGAAGTCATCGGCCACGGGGACGGGTCAGGGGGTGACGTCGCGGGTGACGGCACCTGACAACGGCCACGTCACCGAAACCGTCGCCAACGCACCCACCTGCGCCGAGATCGGCGACCACTCCGTCACCAGGACAGAGAACTGGTATTCGGGGTTCGCGGTGCTGATCGCCGCGGACGTCGGCTTCACCGTGCACGCGACCACCGTCCCCAGCAGACCGTAGATCGACTCGTCGATCCCGTTGTCCACGAAGTCCTGATTGAAGTTGAGGGTGATCGTGCCCGACTTGAGGCCACCGATCCTGTCATCCCAAGTGTCACCGAACGCGGTGGTCGGCAGATCGGCGGCGGACAACGGAAGCTCGACCGACGTACACCAATCCGAGTAGTCGACGGAGTTGATCGTCACAACGACGTCGGTAGCGGCGAAGATTGCCATGATGGTTGCTCCTGGTTTGCGGGGGAATGGTTACAGCGCGCCGACACCGGCGACAACGGCGAACTCGAACGTCGGGGTATCGGACCCGGAGATCGTCCACGACACCCGCCACCACGTATCTGTGACGGCACCGGCGACGCTCGACCACTGGTAGGTGACATCGGTGGCGGTCGTGAACGTGACCCGATCCGTGTACGAGCCGCCCTCCGTCGCGGACGACTGAAGTTTGACGGTCAACTGTTCGGACGTGCCAGACGTCGACGTGACATGCAACGCCCCGTACATGCGTTGCGTCGCCGACACTGCACCGATCTCGATCGCCGTGCCGGACGCAGATGACGTACGGGCCGTCGACGGCGGATGCAGACAGGCGCCACGCACCGCGACGCCGGACCCGTTGCCACCTAGCATTCCCATCGCCAGCTCGCCATGAGTGGCCTGCAGCGGCGTGTACGTCAACGCCAAACCGTCGAACGCGTAGCCGACACTGCCGTAAGTGGCACCGGCCGGGAGCAACGACATGGGGGCGTTCACGCCGAGCAACGCGAACTCTCGTTCGTCGAGCCCGGACGCGGCGAAGTCCTGCATGATCTCCGCCGACCATGACACCGACTTCACACCGCCGAGCACCTGCCGCCACGTGTCACACAACGCCGTCTTGTCGAGCTCGGCGACGGTCACCTTCGGGGCGTCGACCGACTTGGCGTTGCACGCGATCTGCGACCCGCCATGAAGGACCGACAACCCGACCCACGCCTGAACGGCCATCAGTCCTCCACCTCAACGCCGGGAACGGATTCGGACAGCCCATCGTCGAACACGTCGCGGAACGATCCGGGCTGCTCGGCGACGATCTTCGAGTCGTCGTCCCACAACGACCCGACCGGCACCTGCCCGAACTTGCGGGACTTGAACGCCTCTACACACACCTTCACCGGACACGCTCCCTAACGCTTGTGGGCGATCGCCAGCCGCACCGTCGCCGCCCAACCCTGGAAGTTGATGTCGGGATCTGCGACCGGGCGCGGCGCCAACGCCACATCGACATGACACGTGTTCACGACACCGCCGAGCGTCCGGTCCCGCTCGAGTACGTCGATGATCGACGACTCGAACCCGGACACCGTGCCACTACCGACCGTCGCCAACAGGTCGTCGAGCGCGACCAGCGAATCGGTGGAACGGGTCGCCGAATAGATCACTTGGAGGCACATGCGGACCGACACGACCGACCCGTCGGAGAACGTGCCGTGATAGGCGAGGTACTCGCCGCCGCCGCCGGGCGTGTCCCCGGCGTGGACGATGACGCACGGGAACTGTGGGGCGTCGGGCGGGTAGGCGTAGACGTTCACCTCGCGCTCCAACCCGGCCCGCAACGCACCGGCGATCGCCTCACGGATCGCCCGCGGTGAGAGGGTCACGCAATCCCCCACGATTCGACGCGGCGCAGATCGCGTAGGAGCTCGACGACTTGCGGGTTCTCACGGACCCGCACCCCGGCGAAGTCGGTGAACCCGGCGATCCCGAAACGGGTGTCGCGGGCGGCGACAAGATCCTTCACGAGAATCTTTGTCGCCTCCGTCACCTCCGGTGGGATCGCCGACCAACCCCATGTCGCCGTGACACTCACCGTCGCCTCACCGGACGAATGCCGAACCCACGACCCGGACAGAAGCCGGATCTGTTCGTACGGGCGGGCATCACCGGACCATGAGAGCGAGTTGACCGGTTCCAGTTGGCGGTCCCCGGCGGCGACGGTCGTACCGTCGTTCGTGACGACCGTGACCGTCGTGCAGTCATGGATGCGCAACACGTCGGCACGGGTCGGGGTGTAGAGACGAGCGGTCGCCGTCACCCCTGCCACCACGAACTTGCGTTGACAGTGACGGCCGATCGCCCGCTCCGCGGCGAGCAGCGCCGACGTGAGCAGGTCCGTGTCCGCGCCGGCGAGTTCGGAACCGACGTAACGGGCGACCTGTTCGACGGTGAGGATGTCAGGCATCAAGCCTTCTTGGCGGCACGCTTCACCGGCTTCACGTCCTCGACCGGCTCCGGCGCGGGAACCTCGACCGGTTCGACGGCTGCCTGGTCGGCCAACGCGTCGAGCAGCCTCTGTGGGGCGGCGCCGTCCTTGAACTCGGTGAACCCGGCCAACAACTGCTCGGCAACCACCTCCGACACCGTCAGATCGCCACCGGGCGGGACGTTCACCTGCGCCTTGACGACACTGATGGAACCGTTGTGGATCGTCCGCAGACCGGGACGGATCGGCTTCAACATGACGCCTCCCAGCGTTCGACATCGGCGTAGGGCGAACCCTCGTCCTGATGGTTGGGGAAGAACGGGCGATGACCGGCGAACGACAAGAACTCACAACACTCGTGGCGTTCCACATCGAGCAACCGGTCGCGCACCCACCGGCACAACGCCCGCTCATCGGGCAACGGGTCGGGAAACTCGAACTGGTGCTGGGTGATCCGATCCAGTCCCGGATGTTGCGAATCGGCGGTCGCCGCGTACACGCACAACCATCGGGAACCGGGACCGGCCAGCTTGAACCGCCAGCCCGGTTTGTACGCCAACGAGGCGACAAACCGGGCCAGCATCGGCGGATCAGGAGTTGTCGGCACCCGCGGTGAACGTCAACTCGTTCCACTTCGACGCGTTGAAGTAGAGAAGCATGGAGCCACCGGGGGCGAGCGCACGCGTAGCTGCGCCGAGGTTGATGTTGGCGTCGTCAATGGTGATCGTGTCACCGGCATCGGGGACGATCAGCAACAGGTCGCCGTCCTGGGCGCCTGCGACGGTGATCGTGTCCACGGTGTCCGTGGTCGATGACTCGGCGGCGAGCGCCACGAACCCGGTCGTGACCGTCGCAACACCGGAAGGGATCGTCACGATCGGTGGCGTGCCGAGCCGCAGAAACGACCCCTCCAGGTAGACGCTCGTCGCGTTCGCGTGAACGTCGCCGTCCTGATCGACGTACGGGTTTCCGGCCTTGATGTCATCGCCGGTGGGAGACTTGGCCATCACTGGCCTCCTTTCGAGAAGTGACAGACCCCGGACGCCGAAACGTCCGGGGTCGAACAGAGGTCAGGGGGTGATGTTGTAGGCCAGGGCCACGACGTCATCGGTCGCGACGGGGGCGATGCACTGGAAGTCCTCACGCGTGAACGCCACCGCGACACGCTGGAAAGTCTCCCGGTAGATCGAGTCGTCGGTCTGAACGTCGATCGGCATCCGCACACCGAGCGCAAACTCGTTCCGATTCACGCAGATGTTCACCGTCTTGGTTTCGGTGATCCCGTCGTGGACGCCGGTCGCGTTCAGGTTGGTCCGCACGTGCTCCGACACGATGATCGGGATGCCGTGCAGCGACGCCAGTTGACCGTTCAGGATTGGTGCGGCCGGACCGAGCTTGTCGACCGTCAGCACCGCCGTATCGGCGAGCAGATCGAAGTACGCGGCCGCCGACACGATGTAGGCGAGATCGGCGGGGTTGAGTCCCCACTTGCCCATCTCGGCCCGGATCAACGCCAGGTTCGCCGCCGAGCTCGCCGTCTGGTTCGTGATCGGCGTCTGAGCGAGCGCGCGCTTCCGAAGGCCGTCCCACGCCCAACGGGCATCGGTGGTGCCGAGCGCGTGCACGTCGGTGTCCTGATGGGTGCCGTCGGTGTCACCGTCGAGGATGGCCTTCTCCTCGGCGTCGACGAACGCCTGGACGAGCTTGCGCATCTGGTAACCGGCGATCGCGATCGCCGAATCGGCGTCGAGCGAACGGGACCACAGCGACCGTGCGCCGAAGATCTCGGCGTCGAACGTCGCAGCGGCGGTGCCCGGCGTCGAGCCGGTCATCTTCGACTCGTTGTCGGCGGTCGGTTCGGCCACCCGGTAGGCGGTGGCGTCGCCGCCCTCGAGCGGCCACTTCCACGGGTTCGTCGGCAGGTCGATCCGGGTGAACAGTGGGGCGATCTTGCCGGATGCCCGGACCCGCTCATGCAGCGAAGCGCCGATGCCGGTCGGCACCCACTCCGTGCCCTCGGCCGCCGTGTCGACGTCCATCGCGCGGAGGATGCCGGTCCAACGGTCCCGGTACTGCGGGAGGCTGCGGGCCACTTGGAAGCCCTTGGCGGACGTGTTCGCGTCCCTGTCGACCATCATGCCGACGATCGCCATCTCGGCAACCGTCGACTGGAAGGCACGGACGACGTCGCGGTCCTCCGGGCGGAAGGCGTCGATCCGGGGGGCGAGCGTCCCACGGTCGCCGGAGTTGGACCGGATCACGACCTGCTCGACGGGGTTGCGGGCGATCCCGTTCGAGGCGACGACATCGGAGGCGGTCGCCCACAGCAACTCGTCAAGGTTGCGGGTCACACCGGCGCCGACGGCGTTGCCGCCGCGGACGTTGACGTTTGGCACATCGAACCGGGAACGACGAGCCTCGTGGGCGGCGAACCGCTCGCCGTCGGCTGCTTCGACCGTGGCACGCACGATCAGGGCATCGAGTCCGTCGTCGCCTTCGATCGCTGCGACCGCCTCATCGTGGCGGGTGCGCTCCTCGTCGGTGAGCGTCGTGCGGCCGGCCTCGCGGGCCGTGCGAAGCACGTCGTCGATGATGTCGAGCTGACGGGCGCGCTGGTCCCGCAGTTCCTGAATGGTGAACATTGATCTCTCCTTGTGAGGGTGTCAGCGGCGCCGGTTGGCGGCCGCAAGTTCCAGCAGTTCCAACGACGGGCCGGACACGGGCGACTCGGCGGGCGCATCAGCGGGGCCGGGGTCGGGGTTGTCTCGGGGGTCGCCGTCGAGCGCCGGAGCCTCGACGAGAAGCGCAGCCAGCTCCCGGCGCTCCTCCGGGGTCATCTCACCGACATCGGCGAGAAGCTGAGAACGGATCGCCACCAACCCGGCGTCGGTGTTGGCGGGGTTCGGAGTCGGCCCGTACTCACGCAGGCCGAGCTCCATGCGTTCGATGATCGGCCGTCCGTTTGGGCCCGGCTTCGGCTTCGCCGATCGGTACACGGCACCCCGGAACGACTGGCCGCGGATCGCGCCATCACGCCACAACTGCAACACCTCGTCACCCAGCTCGGTGCGGGCGTAGCGGGTGACCGTCAAGAGGCCCTTCGGGTCGGCCCGGATGTCGACCGGCACGCCGAGCGGCATCGCATACCGATCCGACGGCGTCCCCCAGAGCGTGAGCCCGTGGTTGAAGTGGACTTGGGCGGTGCGCACCGCGCCCCGACTGATCGCCCGGTTGAACGCCTTCGCGTTCACCAGCTCGTCGTAATGGCCCTCGTCGTCGTGGACTTCGTACAGGTTGCCGAACGCGGCCGCGTACGCGGTAACGGTGCGGCCGTCGCCGTCGCGGGCGATCTCATAGTCGAGCAGCGGGACAGTCCGCGTGATCTCCAACCGTTGCGTCATGCCGACGCCACCTCCTCACCAATCCGCTCCGGTTCGCCCTCGCGGAGAACCGCCATGTTCAACGGTCGCAGGTAATAGTCGAGCTCCGGCGGCGCCGGTTCGTTCTCCCGGCGGGCCGCCGACGCCGGCGACAACCACCCGGCGTTGATGCCCGACGTGTAGAACGCGGCACGGGCCGCCGCGTCACCGCGCAACAGGCCCTCCAAGTTGAACTCGATGAACGACCCCTCCGGCAACAGATCGGCGTCGAAGTTGACGAACGCCTCAATCCGTTCCACCCACGGCCGCACGCCGTCCACCACTGCCTCGATCGACTGGTGCTCGATGTTTGAGAACGTCGCCCGCGTCAAGTCGTACAACTTGTGCGGCGGCACGCGCAACATTCGGGAGATTTCGGCGATGCCGAACTGGCGGGACTCCAGCAACTGCGTCGATTCGGCGTCGAGGCTGATCCGCTCATAACGGGCGCCGCCCGTCAACACGCCCGTTTTGTGGGCGTTCAGCAGGCCCGCATGGAACTGGTCCCATACCTCGCGCTGTTCGGCCGCCTGCTGCTGGGTCAGCAGCTCCGGGTAGGAGATGATCCCGCCCATCTGCGCGCCGGACGAGAAGAACCGTGCCGAGTAGTCATCGGCGGCGACGATCCCGCCCAGCGGGTCGGCGAGCGCCTGAATCGGGTTCAACCCGATCCGCCCATCGTAGGCGAGGCCGGGAATGTGAAGGATCTCCCTGGTTGTGAACTCCCGCTCCAGCCGGTCGACACGGAACCGCTTCGTGCCGTCCGGTGCGACACCCGTCGTCACCCGATCCGGGTGAACCTCCCGCAACCCGACGACCTGCTCGGTCAACGGGTTCCGCAACTTGAACGAGAACGAGTTGCCCTTGTGCAACAGTGCCATCATCGTCAGCTCGACGAACTGGAACCACGGCAACTCGACGTCGGGGCGTGCCATCCACGACGGTGCAGCACGCTCCGAACGGCTGCCTTCAACGTCGCGGTACACGTTCACCGGCAGGGAAGCGACCGTCTCCGCCAGGTAACGAACCCCGGAATACCACGCCGTCAACCCGAGCGCACGCTGAGGACCGACAACCGGCCCAGCCTTCGACCGCACCGCCTGACCCGACCCGCGGGCCAACAAGTAGCCGAACTCCTCCAACGACACCGGATCGGACCGCACCGCCTCACGTGGCGCACGCGCCGCGATCCGATCAGCCAGCATCAGGCTTCACCGCACGGGCACGGAAGGCGCGGGCATCCGAGAACCCGATCACCGCCGCCGCCCACATCCACGCCACCGCCAGGAACACAACCCCGACCACCACGCCGAGCGCCCACGGGACCAACGCCAACACGGACAACACGAGCCGAACCACGTTGACCTGGCCCGCCTTCTCCGCGACACGATCGGGGAACGTCACAGCCATCGGGACACTCCCTCTCACAGAACGATTGCCATCGACGTAGCGCCGCCGACCTCGGCGTTCCACGACACCAACGACGCTGCCATGATCGGCGTCACATCCACCCGACCGGCACGCCTCGACCACAACCACGAATCACCGGACTTGCGTTTCACGACCGCATCGGCCGCCATATCGAACGCCTCATGCCGACGCACGATGATGCGCTGCTCGGCCACGGCGTCATAGAACGCGGCGCACGCCTGCGTCACCTCGCGGGCACCGAGCTTCACCAGCGACACACCGGCCCGCTCGAGGTCAGGGATCAACGAAGCAGCCGGGCCCGTACCGTCGACCACGACCGGGGCCGAGAAGTTCAACGCCAAAGGCGCCACCACATCGACCACCCACGACGTGCCCGGCCGCCGCTCCACCAGCTCCACCACGCCACCGGCGAACCCGACCACACACGCCCCGTCCCGATCCGGCTGCACCTCGACACACAACCGACGGCGACCGGACGGCACGGCAACATCGGACCGGACCCGCTCCCACAGCTCGGACGGGATCGCCCGCTCATTCGTCGTCGTCCACTGATTGCCGGACGAACGACGGAAGTCGCCGTCCGTCATCGTCTCCCGATTGTGCGCCACCGTCGACGGAGGGATCGTCCAGCCCAGCGCGGGCATGAACTCCCACCAAACCTCGGGATCATCGATGTCCTCATCGGGAGGGATCGACCACTCGAAATAGGCGATCCCGGTGTTACGGCCGGACTCGGCGGCATCCCGGCCCATCTCGATCTTGCGGCGCAGAAACACCGAATCGTCGGTCCCGGCCGTCGACACGTTCCACGTCTGAGCATCCGGCACCGTCGCCATCGTCGGCAACAACGCCTGCTCCCGACGGTTGTCATGATCGGCGAACGACTCGTCGATGACCGCCAACCCGGTCGACGTGATCCCGTGACCGGCCTGCTCGCTCGACCCGATGATCCGCACCGTCGAACCCGTGTAGAAGTCGATGCCCTCGTTCCCGACGCCACGGAACACCCGGCGCACCAGCCGAGAGAACGGCCACCGCCGCAACGTGTACAACGGGCCGGCATCTTCGACCAGCTTCTTGCGGGCCGCCGCACCATCCTGCGCCGTGTAGATCACCCGTTGAGGTTGCGGCACCCACAACGTACAGCGATGCCCGATCACGCTGAACGTCATCAGCGACTTGCCCTGCTGACGCATGACCGTCGCGATCACCTCGCGATAGGCGGGCAACCCGTCGTCGCCGATCTCGCAACCGACGTCGACCACCATGCGCTGCCACGGCATCAACGGATGGCCCAACTGTCTAGCGACCTGCGCCACCTCGCCGCCGCGTGTCTCGCGGCCCGGAGTCCTGGCGGTCGCCCACCTGGGCGCCGCTTCTGATCGCCTCGATGACCCGATCGAGCTCGTCGCCACCGTCACGCGCACCAACTCCTGCCAGGGTGTCGAGAGCCGCCCGATACTCACGCCACAACGACGCATTGCCCGGCTCGGCGTCGACCGCCGACGCCAACGCCCGCACAGCCGCGACCGCCGCCTCGTCGCAGTCCTCGATCCGCCCCAACCTGGTCAACGCCCTGACCGTGGCGTCCGCCGCCTTCCGATTCACCCCCACGACAGCCCTAGCCATACACGCTCCCTGCATGATCATGCAGTCATTACCACGCTGAGTATAAATATCGTAGTTGGG